GCCCGGACTGTTCGGAAGATATGTCGGTCGATTTTGGATCACGCCGCATTTCCGAGGCAAGAGTTCTAAAGGGGAGATTTACAAGGATTATGATATTTCAAAAATCAGCTTATCTGCTAACCAGGAGATACGTGGATAAAGACCGCTAAAAAAATTGCTTGACATGTTGCAGCAACGCCTGTAGCGTGTAAAATACAATTAAAAAGTTATCCGCTGCAGAACAGAGTGGCGGATCAGGGGTTGACGGAGCCCGACTCAGAGTCCCGTCCCGCTGAAAGCGGGATCGTGGCATAACGGCTAACCAAAGCCCGGCATTTTTCGATTTTCAATCGAAGGTCGAATTGTCGGGCTTTTTTTATTGCGGGAACAGGATGCCGGAAAAAGGCGAAGACGCGCAGGCGACGGAGCGGATTATCGTTGAGCCGCGGGGGCAAACGGGCTGTGTGTATCTTATGAATCTGCCTCTTATCAAGAACGGGCGGGTAATTGCGGATCCGTGGCCGGTACCGGCATGGGTGAGTTTTAATTAGTTTACCGTTCACCGTTCACCGTTTATCCCGCCTCTGGCGGGAATAACAAGAACGGGGAACCGGGGAGATGGAGTAATGATTACATGGGATCAGATCCGTCATTTCGTCTCTAAGGAGTTTGATGATTCCCGCCATCCCGGAAGCGGCGAACAGATCGACATGCGCCTCGTCTTGAACCTCGACTATCTATGGGAGAGGGTCTACATCATATCCGACAAGAAGCCTGTCATTATCATCACGCAAGCAGTGGATCTTTACGGCGAGCACGGGCATGCCGATAGCAGCTACCATCTGGAAAAACAGGGCTGCCAGGCCGCCGATTTTATCATTCTCACCGATCTTGACCCCCGGATACAATACCAGCTGGTCGAACGCCAGGGCTTTGGCGGCATCGGGATATATTACGACTGGCAGTATAAAGGCAGGCCTGTCTCGATCGGATTTCATACAGACCTTCGTCCGGCTCAACTGATCCAGAGATGGAGGCGGGTGAACGGCGAATATTTTTACCTGTTGGGGAGGTAATCATGGGCGCATTCAGCACGATAGCGGACGGGATCAAGGCGATTGCTCCTACAGTCGCGAACCTTATTCTGCCCGGCTCAGGGACGCTTTTGGGAGGGCTCATGAGGGCGGTGACAGGGGACAGTGAGTCGGACATCGAAGCTGTGGCCGCCAAAATAGAGGCGGACCCGAAACTCTATGTGGAGCTGCAGACCAGGGCGATGGAACAAGAGGTAAGCCTGGCACAGATCGAGGCCGCCAAACTCGCAACCGTGAATGCCACCATGCAGGCGGAATCGAAAAGCGAACGGTGGCCGCAGTACTCCTGGAGGCCGGCTAACGGTTTTGCCTATCCCCTGGCAGTGATTCTTATCTATTTCCTCCTTCCCCTGCTCGGCAAGGCGGTGCCGGACGTGCCTCAATGGATCTGGGTGGGCTGGCTTTCCATCCTGGGCGTGGCCGTCTGGGACAGGGGAAAAGAAAAAAGGGCACAGGCGGGAGAGCATAAGCCCGGTTTGATCGAGGGGGCTATCAGTGCAATTCAGGGAGGCAAATCATGACCGCGCAGATCGCCCTGGTAATCGTGGGATGCGTGTTCTCGGCGCTGCTGACATTGGCGGTGATTTACTTAAAGGACATAAAAAGCAGCATACTCAGGCAGGGCAATCGCCACGATAAACTGCGCCAGGAGCTGGCGGACCTCAAGGAGGCGCTGCCGAAAGATTACGTCCGCCGCGAGGACTGGATCATGAGTTTCGGCAAGATCGAGCAGAAAATAGACGCGATATGGGAGTTTGTGCATCAACCTATAGGGCGGGGAGGCTTGTGATGGACCTGGAGAAAAAACGCATAGAGGTATTGCGCTGGAGGATACTGCAGACCCTGAACGTGGGGCGGCCCTATCCCGTGTCGGAAGAGGTGATCATGGCCACGGTGGGCGGCGAGGACATGCCTGTCACTCCCAGGGAGCTGAGACGGGAGATGGATTACCTGGAGGACCGCAAGCTGATAGTAATCAGCGGCAAGGACACCGCCTTCTGGAGCGCGGACCTGACCCATCACGGGGTCGACGTGGCGGAGTATACCGTCGAGTGCCTGCCCGGGATCGCCCGCCCGGCGAAGTACTGGTAGGGGGAATCATGCAGCGGTCGAGCGTGGAACTGTTACCCGATGAGGTGCGCCGGGACCTGGAGAAAAAACTGATCCGCGGCGGGTTTGCCGGGTACGAGGGGCTGGCTGAATGGCTCCGGGAGCAGGGATACGAGATCTCAAAATCCAGCGTGCACCGGTACGGGAAGAATTTCGAGGATAGGCTGCGGGCGCTCAAGGTGGCCACGGACCAGGCCAAGGCCATCGCGGAGGCCTCGGAGGATGACGCGGGCGCCATGAATGACGCCATCATCCGGCTGGTGCAGACCAAAACGTTCGAGCTGCTCGTTGAGCTGGAGGTGGATAACAAGAGCCTCCCCAGGATCGGCCAGATGGTTGCCAAGCTGGCGCAGGCCGCGGTGAGGCAGAAAAAGTGGCAGACGGAGATGGAGGCTGCGGCGAGGAAGCGGGCGCTCGAGGACGCGGCAAACGCCATCGAGAGTGCCGCCTCCGAGCAGGGCCTGAGCAGTGACCAGGCTGAATTCTGGCGCAAAAAGGTACTGGGAGTTGCGTAATGACCGACCGGCCCGGGGATATCGAGCGCATACTAAGCTGGGATGAATTGCCTCCCAGCGTGCGGGAGATCCCGGAGGGATACGACCCCCTGGCTGAAGGTGTGCTCATGAAACACCAGGCCGGGTGGATCAAGCAGATCCACGCGTATCCCCTCAATATCGCAGAAAAGGGGCGGCGCACGGGCATCACCTTTGCCACGGCCCTGGACGATACGATCACGGCTTCGAGTAAAAAGAAGGCGGGCGGGGATAACGTCTATTACATCGGCGACACCAGAGAGAAAGGTCTCGAGTATATAGGCTATTGCGCCCACATGGCCAGAGTCATGGCGGCGGCTATGGCGGACGGATGGCAGGGAATAGAGGTGTTCCTGTTCGAGGACCAGCAGCCGGACGGATCGTCAAAACATATTACCAGTTACCGGATCAGGTTCGCATCGCGTTTTCAGATAGTGGCCTTATCATCCAGGCCGGCGAGCATCCGGGGACTGCAGGGCAAGGTCAACATCGACGAGGCGGCGTTTCACCTTAATGTGCAGGCCGTGATCGATTCCACCCTGGCCCTTATCATATGGGGCGGGGACATCCGCATCATAAGCACGCACAACGGCGACAAGAACCCGTTCAACCAGCTCATCCACGACACGAGGGCGGGACTGTTCGCGTTTAAGATATTCAGGGTGACATTCGACGATGCCGTTAAAAACGGGCTGTACGAGCGGGTCTGCATGGTCAAGGGATGGACCCCGACGCCCGAAGGGAAAAAGGAATGGTACCAGCGGGTGCGCGGGGCATACGGGGCCAACACGGCGGCCATGAAAGAGGAGCTGGACGCTATCCCCAGGGAAGGATCGGGGGTGGCAATCCCCGGCATTTTGATCGAGGCATGCATGAAAGAGGTGAGGCCGATCATACGCCTCGCCCTGGACAATAATTTTGCCCTCAAGGGGGAGGATTACAGAAAATCATGGTGTGACGAGTGGATCCGGATCCACCTCGCGCCGCTCATGAAAGGGCTGGACAAAACGCTCGATCACGTTTTCGGGCAGGACTTTGCGCGGTACGGCAATTTTTCCGTTATCGGCCCCCTGGAGATCTTGAAAAACCTGGTGCGGAAATGCCCCTTTCTGGTGGAGATGCACAATGTGCCGTCGCGCCAGCAGGAGCAGGTGCTCTGGTACATGATAGACAACTTCCCGAGATTCCGGGGCGGTGCGATGGATGCGACCGGGCCGGGGCTGACGTTTGCGGAATACACGGCGGACAAGTACGGCCGGCCGCTGATCGAGGAGATAACCCTGAACGATGCCTGGTACAGGGAGCACATGCAGCCGTTCCAGGACAGCTTCGCAGATCAGACGATCGACCTGCCGCGCGACGCGGACGTAAAAAACGACCTCCGCGCGCTCGAGCTGATCGACGGCATCATCAAGCTGCCCAGGCTGACGGTCAGCGATACAAAAAACCCGAAGTTCATGCGGCACGGAGACGCGGCGATCGCGCTGGCACTGGGACATTATAAATCGATAAACATGGGCGGCGGGCCTGTGGAATACAAAACCATTTCGAAGCGCCGGTTCGCCGGCGTCAAGGGGACGTGGTGAGAGTAGCTGTCAGCGATCAGCGATCAGCTATCAGCGATCAGCCATTCGACAAGCTCATGGTCCCGAGCCCCTCGGCCTTGAGCTCGGGGCCGAAAGGCAAAGCCGAGGGACGATCAGCTAAAGTGCGGAGCACTCTATGATACTGGACCAGTTCGGACGGGAAATCAAGACGATGAAGGCGCCGGAGCGGCGGCCCCTGGCGGCGGCGCCGGTCCTGGATTCGTGGCGGGAGTATGTGAGCGCGGGCCTGACCCCGCAGCGGCTCACGACCCTGCTCAAAGAGGCGGATTCCGGGAATGTGCAGAGACAGGCCGAGCTCTTCGACCAGATGGAGGAAAAGGACGCCCACCTCCTGGGGGAGGCGGAGAAGCGAAGAAACGCCATACTGGACGTGGAGTTCCGGGTTTCGCCGGCCTCGGAGGACAACCGGGACGTGAAGGTGGCGGAGTTTGTCCAGGAGTACTTCGACAATTCCACGGACTGGGACGATACCCTGGTCTCGCTCCAGGACAGCGTCGGGAAGGGTTTCTCGGCCCTGGAGATCCACTGGGACACATCGTCCGGCCAGGCCATGCCGCGGGACCTGGAATTCATCGAGCAGAAACGGTTTCTGTTTACCGATCCGGCCGGGTACCTGCGCAAATATCCCCGCCTGATCTCGGACGAGAACACGATGGGCGAGGAGATTCCGGCCTGGAAGATCCTCTTCCACCGCTACGGGGGCAAGGCAGGCCACGCGGCGCGGTCCGGGATCTACCGGGTGTGCGCGTGGATGTTTCTTTTCCGCAACTACTCGCTCAAGGACTGGATGGCATTCCTGGAGGTGTTCGGGATGCCTCTCAGGCTGGGGAAATACGACACCGGCGCGGGCCCGGAAGACAAGGACGCCCTGATCACGGCCATACAATCCCTGGGCTCGGACGCGGCCGGGATCATCTCCAAAAATACGGAGATCGAATTCGTCGAGGCGGTCAAGCACGGGGCCGGGGGGAACAACCCGTACGAGACGATGGCCGTGTACTGCGGAAAGGAGATATCCAAGGCCCTGCTGGGCCAGACCCTGACCGCGGACGTGGGCGACGTGGGCTCCTACGCGGCGGCCAGGACCCACAACGAGGTGCGCATCGACCTGGCCAAGGCGGATACGCGCACCGTGGGAGCGACCGTACGGTATCAGCTGATACGGCCGATGGTAGGATTCAACTTCGGATGGGATACACCGGTACCCGGATATGCGGCGATCTGGAACGAGCGGGAGGATCTCAAGAGCCTGAGCGAGGTATACAAAAACGTGATCCAGTTCGGCCAGCCGGTTTCCGCCGAGCACGTGAGCGAGCGGTTCGGGATCCCGCTGCCGGAGGATGATCAGACGATTTTGCAGCCCGTGAGTTCCGCCCCGATGGCCATGAAGCGTTCAAGTTCGGCCCAGGCTGCGAGAATGGGGCCAAAGACGGCTAGAATTACGCGTCTCACGGCGAAAGACGACCCTGGGCCTGTTTTTGACGCTGAGCAGCAGGAACTGGAGGAGCTCGCGGACGATTCCGTGGGGCTTGCGGCCGGGGCATGGAAAGGGATCGACGGCCCGGTCCGGAAACTGATCGAATCCAGCTCGAGTCTGGAGGAATTGCGCGACAGGATATTTGATGTTTATGCGGACCTGGACCCGGCGGACCTGGAAAAGCTGGTACGCGACGCCCTGGTCACCGCGGCCCTTGCAGGCGCGGCGGACGCGGCAAAGGGAAGAAAGAAAAAGGCTGACAGGGCATAGGGAAGGAGAAATGGAACTGACGCTGCGCATTGGGGGCGAGGAGATAGTTGTTAAGGTCCTGGATGACCTGGGTGACAGGGCGCGGGATCTCAAGATGCCCCTGGCGGATTTCGGCGAGCGCATGGTCAGAAAGATATCGAAGCGGCTGTCCGGTCCGGCGCTCAAGGAAAGGACGGGCAGGCTCAAGGGCAGCCTGACCCACGAGGAGAGCGCCGATATGGCGGAGATCTCCGCGGGCGGCGGCCCCGGCGAGGTGGATTACGCGGCGATACACCACTACGGCGGGACGATCAGGCCGAAAAAAAAGAAGTTCCTGACCATCCCGTTTCCGGGCGGGCCTGCGGATAAGCGCGTGCCGCTGCGGGCCGCGGATTTTGAAGATACCTTCGTGGCAAAGGGGATCATCTTTCAGAAGAGGGGCGAGGATATCGTGCCGCTGTTCATACTCAAAAAATCCGTAGTGATCCCGGCGACGCCGTACATGTACCTGGAAGACTCGGACGAGCGGTATCTCAACGAGTCGATCGCCGATTTTATCGCGGGGGCGTGGGCATGAAAGGGATGCCGTTTGCAGAGGCGGTGGAATTTTTCCAAAAGAAGACGGCCATGCCCGGACCGGAGTTCGAGACCCTGGCGGCGGAAGTGGGTGACTATGCACACAGCCTGGCGTTTACGGTGTCGCGCATCGGCTCTGCCGACCTGCTGCAGGACCTGCACGGGGAGATCCTGAAGGCCATCGAGGAGGGCGGGACGTTCTTCGAGTTCCGCGAGGGGATCGACGAGATCATGGCCCGGCGGGGCTGGGCAGGCATGACGCCCTACCGGCTGGACAATATCTTCAGGACCAATATCCAGACCGCCTACAGTGTGGGCCGCTACAAGCAGATGAAGTCCGTCGCGGACCGCCGGCCGTACTGGGAGTATGACGCGGTGAACGACACGCACACGCGCCCGAGCCATTTGGCACAGGACGGCAAGATCTATCGCCACGATCATCCGTTCTGGAACACGTGGATGGTTCCAAATGGATTTCGGTGCAGATGTGTCGTGCGTTCCATTTCGGCAGAGGAAATGCAGGAGGAAGGCCTCAAGGAACAGACGCAGGTCACGGATCTGAAGCCGGACGAGGGATTCCGGTACAACCCCGCGGTGCGGAAATGGCGGCCGGACCCGGGAAGATACGACCCGCGGCTGCGCGACCGGATGGAGGAAGCCATATGGGATTAAAACTTTTATACGTACTCAAAAGCATCGAGGGCGCCCCGGGAGAATTCCAGCTTTTTCCGTACGGAAAGATCGGGATCGAGGGCGAGGACGATGCGTTTGTGGACGGCGAATCGATGGACGCCGTTATCGCCGATTTCGAGCGCCGGGGAAACGACATGGTCATCGATTACGAGCACCAGACCCTGAAAGACGTGCAGGCCCCGGCCGCGGGATGGGTCAAGAGGCTCATCAACCGCGGCACCGAAGGGCTCTGGGTGATCGTGGAATGGACCAAACAGGCAAAGGAATACCTGGAAAACCGGGAGTACCGCTATTTCTCGCCGGTATTCTGGGTCTCCGACAACGGGCGGAAGATCGTCAAGATCGAGAACGTGGCCCTGACCAATTATCCGAGGATCAATAACCTGCGGCCGATCATGGCCAAGATGAGCCTGGAGGAAGAACGGCAGGCCAGGGAGAACCGCTCGAAAAAATACAAGATCGGCATCAAGGAAGGCGGGCACGTGACAAAGCCGGGCGAGTGGGAAAGCGTGCCCGACGACGAGTGGCTGGACCCGGTGAATTACCGCTATCCCTGCCCGGACGCGGCCCAGACGCGGGCGGCTGCGGGCTACTGGGGCCGGGAGGATAACCAGGCCCAATACAACCCCGAGGAGCGCTCGATCATCAACGAGCGACTAGATAAGTTCCGTAAAAAATTCAACATCGGAGAGTTCCGAAAGGAGGCAAAAATGTTAGAAAAACTTAAGAAGCTTTTCGGGCTGGCACAGGACGCCGGCGAGGACAAGGTGGTCGAGGCCGCCGAGGCGGTCGTGGCCAAGAGCAAGGACCTGGAAAAGCAGGTCGCGGAAAAACCGAAAGAGGTCGTGGCCAAGGAGGTGATCGAGGCCCTGGATCTGAAAGAGACGGACGGCGTCTCGACCGTGGTGGCATCCATCCACGCGCTCAAGCAGACCGGCAAGGGAACGGTATCCAGGGAGGATTTTGAGAAACTGCAAAAAGACCTTCGCAAGCGCGACGCGGACGAGATCGTGGCCAAGGCTATGGCCGAGGGCAAGATCACGCCGGACCAGAAAGAGTGGGCCGCACAGTATGCGGAGCGGGACCTGGAAGGATTCAAGACCTTCGTGGCCAAGGCGCCGGTGGTGGTCCCGATGGACAAGCTGCCCAAAAAAGAGACCAGGGCGGACGACGTAATCGCGAATGAGGCGGTCCTCAATGTGGCCAAGATGTTCGGGAACACGCCGGAGGATATCAAGAAGTACGGGGGACTGTAAATAGCCAGGAAGCACTCAGCACTCAGCGATCAGCTGAAACCAAAGAGCTGAAAGCTGAACGCTGACAACTGACAACTAAACGACTGAAAGGAGTGAATTATGTCAGCATTAACCCAAGACAAAGAACTGCAGTACACCGAGGGGGTGGAGCTGCCCTTCGAGATATACCGGGCTACCGAGATTTTCGGCGGCAGCTACGTGTGCGTCCGGGCCGACGGCTATGCCACACCCGGCAACGACGCCGCGGGCCTTATCTTCGAGGGCGTGGCGGTCGAGCACGTGGATAACTCCCTCGGCGACGACGGCGATAAAGTCGTGGTCCTGCGCAGGCGCGGCCTGGTCAAGGCCACCCTGGGTACGGCCATCACCATCGCCAACGTGGGAGACAGCGTCTACCTGGTGGATGACCAGACGGTGGACGTGGTGGGCAACACAACGCATGACATCTTTTGCGGCATCATCGCGATGTATATCGACACCACCCATGCCTGGATCGATATCGAGCCGGCCATACGCCAGTCCGATGCGGCGGCCCATATCTCCGACGGCACCGACGCCCATATGGCCTCTGCCATCGGCATCGTGGATGCGGGTCCCTTCACCGCCGAGACCGAGGTGGAAGGCGCTCTCCAGGAGATTTACCTGCATCTGATCAACACACAGAAATTCATTCCGATCCCCCTGACATCCTGGATGCTCAGCGACGGAACGAACACGGTCACTTTCGGAGGGCCTGCGACCGATCCGATCCTGGATATGACCAACGGCGATACCGACAGCGCACTCAGGTGGGCATGGGTAGCTACCAGCGTGGTGGCGATCATCACTCAGGTACCGCTGCCGCCGGATATGGACGTCACGAAAAATCTGGTTCTCCACCTGCTGACCAAGAAGGACGCGGACGGCGATACCGTGACTCTGGCATCGGATGCCTATTTCATGGACGGCGACACCAAGGTGGAAGACGTGACGGCAACCATCGCCCAGGCATTCGGAGAGACCATAATCACGATCGCGCTCGCGGACATTCCGGCAGGGGCCCAGACGGTAACCATAGAGCTGACCCCGAGCGCGCACGCGTCTGATGCGCTCTATGTGCAGGGATCCTGGCTTGAGTATACGTCCAAGCTGCTAACATAAACAAGAGATGTTCACCGTTGACCGTTCACCGTTTTCCGACGGCCAGCGGTGAACGGACAACGGACAACGGATAACGGTCAACGGACAACAAATTAAGAGGAGGGTTGAACCATGATAGTCAACAGAGACAATTTAACAGCGGTTTTCATCAACCTGAAAACCACCTTCAACAAGGCGTTCGACGAGGCCCCGAGCCTGTGGCAGCAGACCACCATGCTCGTGCCGAGCGGGTCCGGACAGAACGATTACGGCTGGCTGAGCCGGTTCCCGAAGATGCGGAGATGGCTCGGGGACAAGGTGCTCAAGGCCCTGGCCGCGTTCAAATACACGGTCGTGAATGAGGACTGGGAGGCCACGGTCGAGGTGGACCGGAACGACATCCAGGACGACAACGTCGGCATGTACGAGCCCCAGGCCAGGGATGCGGGATTTTCCGCCAAACAGCTGCCTGACGAGATCGACGCGGAGCTCAAAAATGGTGCGTTCGCGAGCGATTGCTACGACGGGCAGTATTTTTACGACAGCGATCACAGTGTGGCAGGCGCCAGCGTGAGCAACCTGGGAACCGCCGCCCTGTCCGCGGCCACAACGGCAGCGGCAGCCGCCAGTTACGGAGCGGCCAGGCTGGCCATTATGAGCTTCACGGATGACGAGGGCAGGCCCCTGGCGCTGATTCCGGATCTGCTCGAAGTACCGCCGGCCCTGGAGGCAACCGGCAAGCTGCTCCTGGAGAACGACAAGTTCACGGACGAGTCGCCGAATCCGTATCAGGGCACGGCGAAGCTGCTCCTCAACCCGAGGCTGACCAGCTCAACCGCGTGGTACCTGCACGTGACCAACCGGCCGCTCAAGCCCTTCATTTATCAGGAGAGGCAAAAGCCGGTATTCGTGGAGCAGACCACCCAGGAATCCGACAGCGTGTTCATGAGGAAGAAATTCCATTTCGGGGCGGAGGCCAGGGCGGCCGGAGGATACGGGCTCTGGCAGATGAGCTACGGCAGCACCGGAGGGGGATAAACGAAAATTGAGGGATTGCGAATTGAGGGATTGAGGAATTCCTAAATCCCTCAATTCCTGAATCTCTAAATCAATACGGAGGATATCATGATTCGAATAACGAGCAAACAGCACAATTTCCGGCGCTGCGGGGTCGCCCATCCGAAAGGGACGACCGAGTACCCGGACGACAGATTCAGTTCCGCAGAGCTGAAAGTTTTTCAGGCGGAGCCGAAGCTGACGGTGGAGATCGTCGAGGAGAAATCTCCCGCCGCTGGAGCTCCGGAGGACGGGGAGCAGGTCGAAGGCACGGAGGAAGAGCGGCCGGACCTGACGGTGCGGGAGATAAAAGAGCGGCTGGAAGAGATGGGAGTCGAGCTTCCGCCCAAGGTCAGGAAAGAAGAGCTGCAGAGGATGCTCGCGGAAAAGCTGAGCGAGAGGGTGGTACCGGAATAGCATGGCCTATTGCATACAGGACGACATTCTGGACCAGGTCGACGAGGCCGTCCTTATCCAGCTGACGGATGACGCGGGCGCAGGTGCGGTGGACGCGGACAAAGTGATCAAGGCGATCGAGGACGCGGACGGCACCATAGACGCCTATTGCCAGGACAGGTACACGATTCCTCTTTCGCCGGTACCGGACAAGATCCGCCAGGTCAGCGTGGATATCGCCATCTATAATCTCTTTTCCAGGCGCGGGGACGCCGCGCCCGAGGTGCGCAAGGACAGGCACAAGGAGGCGATCCGGTTCCTGGAAGCGGTCAGGGACGGAAAGATCAGGCTGGGAGCTGCAACGCCGGCGCCGGCAAATACGCCGAATACGGTTAGCATTTCGTCGAACAAGAGGATCTTCGATCGCGACAAGATGAGCGGGTTTTAATGAGCGGGAGGCTCCATAAAAAGATCCGGCGGGCGGCCCGCAAGGCGGCGGATAAACGGTTTATCGGGATGGTCGGGCAGATCGGGCACCTGCCGTTCAGGAAGCGGCTGTGGTTCGCCCTGAAAATTATCAAGGGGGCCCCATGAATTAGCCGAAGGGCTGATAGCTGATAGCTGATCGCTGACAGCTGACCGACCAGAGGGAGGTCACATGCACGAGTTCGAGGAGCTGGAGGAGGTTATTCTCGCCGTGCTCGAGCCGCTGAAAGACCAGGGTGTCAAGACCCTGGAGCTTTACGCGGGCCAGGCCGAGGCGGAGGACATCGAGGAGCTGGCCAGGATGACGCTGCTCTTTCCCTGTGTTTACGTGGTGGCCACGGGCCTGGCGCTCACGCACAAGGACCGCTACGATGAGGAGGATATCGGGATCATGCTCCTGGTGGGCGACCGCAACCTGCGGGGAACGGAGGCCTCGAGGCGCGGGGATTCGACGAGCATGGGAGTCTATGAGATCCTGGAGCTGGCCGAGGGACTGCTGCACAGGAAAAAGATCCACAGCTCCGGCGTCATGCTCCTGCGCTCCGCGGCGCCGCTGTACCTGGCGCCAAAAAAGGGGCTTTGTTTTTACGCGGCGAGGTATGAGTTTAAAACAATAAAAGCGTAAACAGCCGTTTACGCTGACCGCTGACAGCTGACCGCTGACAGCTAAAAAAGGAGGACAGACAATGCCATTAGCATCGAGCGCGGACAATATCCGCTATTACGGCACCGGCAGGGCATACGCCGGCGAGGTGGGTGAGGCGTCGTTCGACGACCTGGGGGAGCTGGAAAATATCAATTTCGCCCTCACGATCACGACCGAAAAGCTGAAGAGCACGCGGAACGCGGCCAGGGCGACGATCATCGAAAAAGAGACGGAGCGGGACGCGGTGCTTACCTTCGGGCTCCGGGAGATGACGAACGAGAACCTGAAGATGACCCTGCTCGGATCGGCGATCAACACCGACAACCAGGCCGCGAGCTATGTGTATCACGATGAAGTCGGGGCAGCGGCGGACGTGAACCTGGTCGACGATCTTTATATCGATCTGGGCAAGCTGAACGTGTTTTCAACCAAGCTGACCGGGACGATTACGGGGACGCTGGCAATAGGCGACACAGTGACGGGCCAGTCCTCGAGCGCAAGCGCGGAGATCGCCTTCGTGGGCGATGATTATCTCGAGCTGATCCATGTATCCGGAACATTCGAGGCCGGGGAGACCGTCCAGAAGACCGAGGGCAATAATATCGTTCCGGCGGGCATCGAAATTCTCGAGGACGTGGTGATCGCCAAGGCGGACGGAACGGAACGGCGCGTGCAGGGTACGGATTACAGCCTTGATCCCGACTACGGGTACATCCGCAAGCTGAGCGGCGGGGACATCATCGACACGGACTTTATCAGTTACGATTACGAGGCCGTGGAACGCAGCTACATCTGGGGGATGTCCGCCGGATCGGTGGAGCGCAAGCTGATCTTCGTTTCCGACAAGGACGACAACGGCGTGCGGCAGAGATGGACATTCCACAAGGTCAATATCCTCCTGAACGGTGAGTTCCCGCTGATCGGGGAAGGCGCCTCGGTGCTCGCGGTCACGGGCACGGTGCTGAAAGACACGGACCAGGCCAGCGGCCAGGAGTATTACAAAGTCGAGACCATGTAATAAATTCCCCCTGCCCCCCTTTTCCAAAGGGGGGTTGGCCCCTTGCCCATCTTTGAAATGGGGTTGGCCCCTTGCCCCCCTTTTTCAAAGGAGGGTTGGGGGGGATTTGGAGGACCCATGAGAAAAGAAAAGCCGTTTAAAATCGGCGACAAGAAATTCACCGCCCGTGAACTCACGGTCAAACAGATCGCGCAGATAACGGATTCGCTGGGGAAGGACACGGAAATCAGCGATATCGACATGCTGTTTCCGGACCGGCTTCCCTCGGAAGCTCTCGCGATGAGTCTCGAAAGCACGATCGAGGACCTGGGGGAGTATGCCCCGTCCGAGATCGAGCTCATGATCGACGCGGTTGAAGAAGTAAACCCTTTTTTTGCCGGCCTCCTGCAAAGGCTGGCAAACCTCGGAAGGGCGGCGCTGGCAGCGCAGGCAGCGCAGAAATCAGAAGAGCAGCCTGCCGCCTGATCATGGTGGGACACGCGCAGGCGTGGGAGTACGGGTGGAGTTTTTTCAACCTCGCGATCGAGGAGGCCGTCCGGTGGCTCAAGCCCCCGGAGAGTGAGCGATGACGGACCGCAAAGTCACCATAACGGTCGAGGCAAAGGACCGGACAAAGGAGGAGCTCCGCAAGACCAGGGACGAGCTGGACAAGACCAAGAAGTCCGCGGCCGGCGCCCGGAAGGTCATGGAGGCCCGCTCCGCCCTGGGGGTGCGGCCCTACAAGGAGATCCGGGACGAGATTACCAAGCTCCGTGGATCCTATGACACGCTCAAAAAATCCGGGACCCTGGCGAGCAACGAGCTGTACCAGGCAAAGGTCAAGCTCAAGCAAAAGACCGCCGAGCTGAGGAAAGAGACCGGCGGCTGGGCCGGGGACCTGGGCAAGGCAAAGGCGGGGCTGATCGCCCTGGCGGGGGCCGGGTACGCGGTTATCAAAACCTTTAACCGCTACAGCGAGTTCTCCCAGCGCATGGCGGAGGTCAACACCCTGATCGACGTGAGCAAGGA